TTCGGAGGCACTTTCTCTTCTTGTTATCGACGAGGCTGCTTTCGTTGATGGTCTTGATGAATTGTGGACCGCTCTTTATCCCACACTATCTACTGGTGGTCGCTGTATTGCTTTGAGCACACCGAACGGTGTTGGTAATTGGTTTCACAAAACTTATGTTGATGCTGTCGATGGACAAAATGATTTTAAAGCAATCAATCTTCCGTGGCATGTCCATCCAGAAAGAGACCAAGCGTGGTTTAAAAACGAGACCAAAAATATGTCTCGTCGTCAGATTTCTCAAGAATTAGAGTGTAATTTCAATTCTTCTGGTGAGAATGTCTTACAGGCAGAAGATATGGAATGGATTCACGAATGTATAAAAGATCCGATTTATCGCACTGGATTTGATAGAAACTTCTGGATTTGGGAGAAGTATCAAGAGAACTCAAAATATCTGCTCGTTGCTGACGTTGCGAGAGGAGACGGAGCGGATTATTCTGTTTTTCACATTATCAACATTAACACAATGGAAGTCGCAGCAGAATACCAAGGGAAGCCGTCTTTGGATCATTATGCGGATATTTTGCTTGATGCTGGCCGAGAATACGGGAATTGTCTTTTAGTTGTCGAGAACAATGGTATTGGCATTTCAGTTTTAGAAAAACTCATCGGTAGAGATTATCCAAATTTATATTATTCTGTTAAAGGTTCACATGATTATGTTGAACAACATAAAGCCGAATATATGTCGAATTCTATTCCGGGCTTCACGAACTCTTCAAAAACAAGACCACTTATTGTGGCCAAAATGGAAGAGTACATAAGAAACAGACTAATTACTGTTAGATCTTCTCGACTTTTTCACGAATTTAAAACTTTTGTCTGGCATAATGGGAGGCCCCAAGCAATGCGATCTTACCATGATGATTTGGTTATGTCTCTATCAATTGCTTGCTGGGTCAGAGATACAGCCCTAGAAATAGACAAAAGAGATGTCGCATACAAAAAAGCCATGATGGATGGTATGTATTTAAATTCAACAAGAATGAACACAACCATCAAAGGTCAAGAAGGCTTCTCTCAATCATTTGAAGAGAAATACCGAGAAGAAATTAAACAAGCAAAAGATTTTGTATGGATCTTTAGAGGATAGAAAATGGCTCCACGTAATAAAATAAGAAAGGGCAAAAACCCAAACAACGAAGAAAGCGAATTATTTAAATCATTAACTCGTCTGTTCTCCGGTCCTATTACAACTAGAAGAACACAAACAGGCAGACAACTAACTCGTCGTCATTTGGATATGTATGCTTCCAAGTTTCGATCAGCTTCCGGAAAACAATTTAAAAAAATGGAAAGCTATGCTCCTCTTTCGCAGCTAAACACCTCTTTGTATAAAGCAAGAAACAGGGCCGAACGTTATATTGATTTTGATGAAATGGAGTATACACCAGAGATCGCTTCTTCTTTGGACATCTATGCTGATGAGATGACCACACACTCTGCTCTCCAGCCAATGCTTAATATTAAGTGCTCAAACGAAGAAATCTCATATCTTCTTCAAAATTTATATCATAAAGTCCTTAACATCGACTACAATCTTTTCGGCTGGTGTCGTACAATGTGTAAGTACGGAGATCTTTTTCTTTATTTGGACATTGACGATCAAACAGGGATCCAAAATTGTATTGGTCTACCTTCGCAAGAAGTTGAAAGAATGGAAGGAGAAGACGAGACGAACCCCAATTATGTTCAATTCCAGTGGAACTCTGGTGGTATGACCTTTGAGAATTGGCAGGTCGCTCACTTCCGTATCCTAGGCAACGATAAATTTTCTCCATATGGAACTTCTGTTCTCGAACCAGCCCGTCGTATTTGGCGACAACTTACAATGCTCGAGGATGCTATGATGGCTTATCGTATTGTTCGAGCACCAGAAAGAAGACTTTTTAAAATCGATGTTGGAAACATTGCTCCGGAAGATGTCGAGCAATATATGCAGAAGGTTATGACTCAAATGAAACGACACCAAGTTGTTGATCCAACAACCGGTCGTGTCGATCTTCGTTATAATCCACTTTCAATTGAAGAAGATTATTTCATCCCTGTCCGTGGCGGAACAGCCTCGGATATTTCAAGTCTGCCCGGCTCTTCATATAACGGCGGCATTGACGATGTTAAATACCTTCGAGACAAGTTATTCTCTGCTCTTAAGATTCCACAATCGTATCTATCAATGGGCGAAGGAGCAACCGAGGACAAGACAACTCTTGCTCAAAAAGACATTCGCTTTGCAAGAACCATTCAAAGACTTCAGAGAGTTGTTATTTCAGAATTGGAAAAAATTGGAATTATCCATCTATTTACCCTCGGCTTTCGTGGAGATGATTTGCTTTCCTTCAAGTTGGCCTTAAATAATCCATCAAAGATTGCAGAGCTTCAAGAGCTCGAGCATTGGGACAAGAAATTTGCTGTTGCCTCGAACGCAACCGAAGGTTATTTCTCGAAGCGATGGGTTGCTGAACATATGTTTGGGATGTCTGCTGATGAGTTTATTCGCTGTCAACGCGAAATGTTTCATGATAAAAAGTTTGCTGCTGCTCTCGAAGCTGCTGCTCAACCTGAAGGAGAAGCTGGTGCTGATGCTGGAGGCGGAGGCGGTCTTGGAGATTTGGGCGGCGATCTCGGCGGTGATCTTGGTGGCGACCTCGGTGGAGGTGGCGAAGATCTTGGCGACCTTGGAGACCTCGGAGGAGGCGGTGAAGAACCCGCCGCAGAACCAGCAGGTGGTGGTGACGAAGGAGAAACCACGCTTTTGGCTGAACCTCCTGCAAAGAGAGACGATGATGCGAGACCAAATCGCAGAGGTCCTTATGAAATGCAAAAGAAACCACGTCGTTCAAGAAGGTCTCAACAATTATCTAATGCCGCAACAAGCGGCGAGATTCGAGGCTCAACCGCTAGAACAACCTTTCCGGGAAAGACAGGATTCGGTGGCTTAGACACCCTAGCTAAGGGCATGTATCAAGAAAACCAAGAAAATCAGAACTTAGAAGAAGAGAAACTATTTACTCTGAGTAACGATATCAAAGTGTTATTAGAAAGCCTAACGAAAAAGGATGATAAGCATGAATCACAATAAGAAAAGAAACACCGCTTTTCTTTACGAATGTTTAGTTAAAGAATTGACAAAAGCAATTGTACGCAATGATGAGTACGAAAAAAAGAGAATTACCTCCGTTATTAAGGAAAATTTCAAGAAAGGAACTATACTTAAAAGAGACCTCGATGTATATAACTCATTGCTCGAGGGAACAGGAGAAAAAGAATACTCAAAGTCTCTTCGCGTAATTTACGAGATCAAAAAAGATTATGATAATCTTGATAGAAAAGCTGTTTTCAACGCTCAGACTAAGCTTATCAAATTAATGAACGAAGCTTTTAATTCAGCAATTTGGAATAACTTTATTGGAAATTACAAGAACATGGCCACAGCCGATATGTTCTTTAAACAAGAGAAGCTCCCAGCGAAGAAGCGTTTGCTTATCGAACACAGAGTTGTCGAGTTCAGAAGAGAGACTCTCGTTGAGTCCAAAATGAAGCATATCGACAACCTTACATACAAGACCTTTGTTAATAAATTCAACGAAACCTACGCAGAGTCTCTTCGCAAAGAGCAGAGAGAACTGTTAACAAACTTTATTATTTCGTTCTCGGACAATGGCGTGGGTCTTAAATCATTTATCAACGAAGAGATCCATCGTCTCCGATCTTCCCTTCAGACCTTGACCGAAGGCACATATGCTCAGAATGCCTCAAAAGTTGTGGATAAACTCAATAGTTTTAAAGAAAGACGCTTAGACGAACAAATGCTTAGGGATCTGTTTTACATTCAAGATTTAGTGCATGAGGTGAAAAAAAATGAGCATTAATGTAAAGATTGGAAGTGCTCCGGCACCCGAACCTCGAGACACAACAATCGGGGTTAGTATTAATACGTCTCCAAACATTGGCGTTACAATTAACAACCCCAATCTTCACGAGCTCAAATTCAATCTCAATATTAGAAAAGCTCATAATGGCGATCTAATGATCTTCGATCATCCGGACATTGACATCGTGCTAATGGCGGAGAAAAAGAAAATTGTAACTTTTGCTAAAGATTTGGCAACTGATATTGTTTACGGAACGTCTTCTCGTTTAATGGAACGTCTGAGAACAAAAGGAATTATTGCTTACGATACAATTCAAGGCGGAAATGTTTATGGTTCTCTTGAAGGCAAGCTCCTTGAAATGAAAGATCCCGGAATGTCCGACAAACTTTATCCTCTTATCCTCAATCAAATCTCAGAATGGATTGAAAGCGAAAGACCATATTTCGAGACCGTTCATGATTACGAACAAATGTATGATGATTCTTTAACAGATCCAAATGCTGAAAATTCAACAGAACTTGGCGAGGTCCCACAAGAAGAAAAGAAAGGCTCAATTCGTCCTTACATCTTTGGAGCTTATCCGTACGGCGGATATTATTATTAGAGGTTAAAATGAATATAAACTTTCTGGAGTTACAAATGGATATCGTATGGTTTATTCTTGCGGCATATGGCTTAACTCAAATCCTTGTTTATGGATCAATCTTTGATCAAATCCGTCCTGCGAAAGATGCTTGGCGTGGATGGGGTAAAGTTTGGCACTGCCCAATGTGTATGGGATTTTGGGTTGGAGCCCTTTTGTTTACCTTAAACGGCTTTACAGAACTATTTACATTTGAATACACATTCGCAAACTTTCTAATTTGCGGGTGGCTGTCGTCTGGAACATCGTACTTTATTGGTATGCTTGTGAATGACGAAGGAATTAAGATTAACCAAGGAGCAAAAAATGAATAAGAAATGGATGTTACAACCCGTTCGTCGTTGTTGCAGCGGATCTTAACTCGGGCGGGTCGCGCCCGCTTTTAATTTGAGGATACAAAATGTCTAAAAAACTATTAACAGAATTTTATGAACTATGCCCCGATGGGATGTGCCCCGATCTCTTGACTGAACGAGAGAAGCGGGAGATCTCTAATGGAGCGATGTATCTTACTGGACGTATTCAAAC